AATCCAGGTGGTGCAATCAAGCGAGATTTGCACCGCACCGCAGGCATTGCTGAAGGCTTCAGTTGTTTGTGGCATGTTATTTCTCCTTACATGGTTTACAAGATGGCTTAAAACTCACGGCGTCAACCGACGCCATGCACGTCAATTCCGCTTGCCAGTTGCGCACGCGGTCAGCACAAGTGTGGAGCTGCGCCGCCAGTTTGACCGGGTCGGCTTCCAGAAGCGCCATGCTCTCCGTGATACCAGCCGCTAGGAGCCTCGCGCGGTAATCCTCACGCAGCCAGGTCAGCGCCGCAATCGGCGGCAAGTGCACCTCCGCCAGCGCGCCACGCTGTGCCAGTTGCGCGGCATACTTGAGTTGCCGTCCGAACACCAGCGTGCCAGGTTGGTGTCCGGTTTCCAGCGGCTTCAGCACGCGATAGAGCATTAAAACACCTCCAGGGTGAGCGTGTGCTCAATACCCACGTAGAGCACCCGTGCGTAGTCGTAGAGCATCGGCGCGGCGGTCCAGTGGAAAGAGCGAATCGCCGCCAGTCCGAAGAACGGCAGGCAGTCCAAACTCACTTGTTCCAGCGTCGCTTCTACCGCGTCCCAGCACGCCAGCACCGCCGCCATGTCATCGTTAACGTTGGAGCGTTGTCTTGCAAACGTGCGCACTACGAGCGAAAGCGTGCTCTTTTGCGTCCCCACTCGCATCGTATGTCGGTCGGTAGTCGTGTTCGAATCCACGGTGATGCCATCCAGAAACACCTGGATCGCTGGGATGTCCTGGATCGCCTCAGTCAGTTCGTCGTAGGCTTGCACGTCAAACAGACGCGCCACCGTCTCGCCTGGCATGAGCACCGTGGTGGTTCGAAATATGTCCGTGACCGCGTTCAGAATCTCCGGCAGTGTTACTCGTGCCATTATTCACCTGCCTTAGCGACAATAGCGTCAACCGCGCCTCCGATCTGCGCCATGATCTTCTCGCGGTTTTCGTCAAACGCCGGCTTGAGGAACGGCTGCGCTTTGCCGCTGACAACCACGCCGAAATTCGTCGGTACCGACTTCATTCCCCTGAAGAACCCGTGCCGCGACGCCCACCCGCCGATATAGCGCCCGGGCACAAAGCGCGGGCCGCGGGTGCCGAGTTCAACAAATGGTGCGTATTTTACATTGCTGCCAACAATACCCACCACGGCAGCGCCACTCACGTTAACCTCTGGCGTGATGCTGGAGCGCAAGCGCCCGGTATCCACCGGCGCCTTCTGTTTGGCACCGCGTTGGACCAGGAGCGTGGCATTACGCACCCCGGTCAGCATGGGAGGGCCGGTCAGGTTGGCCAGCGCCTGTTCCAGTGCCCGCTGGGTTTCTTTCAGTCCGGTTATTTCGATGTCTGTGTCCATTAGCCACCTAGCGCCGGGCGGTAGTAGCGCCCGTGGCTCAGTTTGCGTTCGATGTCTGGATCTAGTGCCTTAACATACATCAGCAAGCCGGTCTCCGAATCGGCCAGCGTGTCGCTCATGGCCGACTGCGCCCGCTTGAACCAGCGCGCCGCCTGCTCGATGCACGCCGCCTGGATGTCTGCGGGGGGCGACGCGGAAAAGCCCCACCGCGCCGTTACCCGCACATTCGGATAAGGCGCGCCGGACTGCGTGCCGGGGAAGCAACGCCGCGAGCCGGAAGGATTAACCAGGAGCACGTTGTACGGCAGCGCGTCGAATTGTACGTGACGTCCACCGCCACGCGCGGCAAGGTAATCGCCAGCGCCCCACGGCTCCCAGTCTCCTCCCACGCTACGCGACTCTACCGCCGTAATGTCGATGCAGTCATCAATCAGCAAAGAGGTGGAGCCGCGCGCTGCAAACTGGCGCGTGGTCGCCGTGGCCGCTGCCGCGAAATACTCCGCGCCCGCGTGCCAGCGGTTCAGCACGCGGTCAATGTTGAGCGTCGCCGCGTCCAGATAGCCCAGCAGCGCCACTTCCTCATCCGAGGTGGGCGTCTTTTTGTTCATATAGTCGAGCAATTGCTCTAGCGTAGCATAAGCCATAGCACTTCACTCACTTCGTCCATCAACCACCACCCGGCTGCTCTTAAATCGGCAGCCACAGTGCCAAAACG